ACCCTTGTCTGTTACACCAGTATCTGAAGAAATATCTTCAAAATGTGCATCAAGTACTTCTTTGTTGTCCTCAGCAAACTGATCTAACTCAGCTTCAGTTTTACTATTAGCCCAACTAATATGCTCCTTCATCCTCTCTTGAACTGCTTGAGGATCAGTAATCCCTTCTTTAGCAATTGATGCAGTCCAATACTTCATAGCACCCTCATCTGGGGGTGGCTCACCTAATTGAGCATATGCATTTGATATAGGATCATTAGACTCCACAGTCACATTACCAGCATTATCAGTTTGAACTACAAATCCAGTATTCTGAGAATTTTGACCACCAGTTAACTTAGGAACATAAGCAGGATCATCTGCCCATGTTGCTGCTTCTGCTGCACCAGATCCTTGAGATCCATCTCCAGTTAATGAAGGAGTATAATCAATATAAGTAGAATCTGGTCCACCAATACGATCTTCAGGCAAAGCAACTATTACATTTGGAGATCCAATAACAGTGATAGTATCCTCTATAGGTGGATCATTATGAATAGTAACACTATTAACTAAAGTGGTTCTACTATCACTTCCTATTGATTCACTTTCTACTCTGGTTATCATATCAGTATGAATATTCTTCACACTAATAATAGTAGATTGCATAGTATTAATATTTCCACTGGATTCAAATGTTCCACTAACATCACTACTAACCTGTCCTGCTATATTACTATTAAGTGAACTAGTTGTAAGTCTAAACACTTTCTTACCAGTCTCAAATTTTGGTGTAGTTATATCATTAGGATTAGGAATAAAGAAAGAACCTAAGATACTTCCCATATTATCAGTTCTAAGTCTTAAGTTTGAAACAGAAGCTTGAGCATTAGATGTCTGTCCCACCAATTTAAGACCTTTTTCAACATATCCATAATAAGTATTATCAGCTTTTTCAGCTAAAGAATCTAAATTTATATTAAGAATAACTGATGTAGAAGAGTATAATTCTGAAATTCTAGCTATATCAGAAGAAGCAGAAGCATCTGTAGAAGTATTAGATGAAGCATCTGGTACTATAGTATCAACTATAATAGCACCTAAGGTTTGTCCTGTTCCTCCTTTACTTAAAGGAGTAAATTGATAATAAGGATTAAGAGTATAAATTTCATTAGGACTTGTTGGATTACCCCTCTTATGATTTGCTTGAGCAACTTGGAATCTAATTAATTCCTTTCCTTCATTATTAGTTCCTATAACAGTTTCTCCTACTTGGAAAGTTCCAGTAGTCATTGAAATTTCAAGAAGTTTGGGAATCATATATTTCGCAACATCTTGACCATCAAAGAAAGAATAAACACTAGTTGAAGGTTTTAGAGTTCTAGCATCAAATTTGATGTTTCTAGATCTCATATAAGAACTTATTTCAGTATTAATTACCTTAGGTCCTTCATTAATAGTGCTAAATGTTTCTTTAACTAATTTTTTAGTTCCCTTTCTTTGCCTACTTCCAGTTCTAGTTTGAGTAACATATGTATTTTTTGCTAATGTATGTCCACTCCAAGTATCATCAGTCCAAGTACCTCCAGTATTGCTCCATCCAGTCCAATTTTCACTCCACCCACCCCAAGTTACTGGACCATATCCAGCTCTTGAATCAAATCCAGCTTGATCTAACTGCTCTTCGTTTTCAGTATAAGTAGTAAGATCTTCATTTTTAGCTTCAAGTACAACTTCATCTACCCAGATATCAGAATCTGGTGTTAAAGTTAAAGTTCCTCCATAATAACTTACTAGATAAGGTGTAAGATTTTCAACTCTAGTAGCAAAAAGTTGTGATACATGTACAACCTCATCATACATTAATGTTAATACATTACCTGTCCTTCTAATACCATTCAAGCTATTCATATCTATTTTAAGATCAAGCTCAGTGGTATAAGGAGAAGGTCTTAATTCTCCATTTTTATAATCAATAGAGTTCTTTACTACAGTCTTTTTGATTTGATTTTCTGTATCAGAGAAATCATCTACAAAGAAACCAGATTTAAATCTATTCAAACCATCTGCATCAGTAATCTGCATATTTAAGGTTTCATTCTCCAATAGAGAGAGTGATGTATAAAATTCTAAATTCTCTATTCTCTTCTCAAGTTTATTAATATCACTCATCTGATATCTCTTATAAGATGCCAGAGTAATACTTGCATTATTTACATCATAAAGATATGCAGGAAGCTTTATAGAAGCAATTTCCAATGCTCCATCAATAGGAACAGGCCATTCAGGAGATTCTGCTGGAACTCCATTAACTAATTGGAAAGTTCCATTCTTACTAAGATAAATTTTATCTAATCTAGGAAGATAAAATGAGTAATCTAATAAAATAGATCTATCAGATGCTAAAACATTTTTAGCAGAATTGCCAGATGAATTAAATGCTCTGCCTAAGAATTCAAAAGGAGAACGAGATGTTCCTGAGAAATCAGAAACTCTAGGTCTTATGTCAAGAATATCACTTACTCTACAACCATCAATTTCATGTAAATTTTTATATTTAAAATTATCGTAAGAATTGACAGTAGTAATATCTCCAGTATCAGAAGCTGTAAAATAAGCTGATTCAAATATTATTTGCAACCTTTTAGATGGAGCATCATAACCAGATTTTCTTATAAGTCTGGAATAATCATAAATTGTGCTTCTTTGTCCATCATCATAAGTGAATTCATTTGTTATATTATTAGCTCCTAAAGTAAGAGATCCAATAGTAGCAGTAATGCCAGATTCTCTAAAAGTAACTGTTTCTCCAACTTGGAAAGAAAAATCATTTAAAGAACTATATTCTATAGAAGAATCACTATTTTTACTAACATACATTCCTATAGATTTTCCATTATCACCAATAAAACTTTCTCCAACTAATAAATCACCAGTTTTTCCAGATGCACTATTAATAGAACTAAATGTGATTATAGGTAAAACTGCATTGCTAGTATTCTTGGATTCATATATTCCATATATTTTTACAACATCTGGAACATTTAATGATATTTCTTCATCCTGAACTCTAGTTCCATAAACAGTATTGTAAGTAAGTCCATCATTTAAAGTAGTAGTTCCAATACCAGATATAGAGCTAGCAGATCCAACTACATTAAGTATATTAACTTTTTGCCTTTCTTTAAGTTTTTCTCTTACATTTATTTTACGTAATGTTGCTATTAACTTAGCTGGACTATTAGTTCCTAATCCATTAATTACTAGTTGAGTAGAACCTTCATTAAAATCAAATTTATCAGGTGATAACGCCTCTGTAGTTCCATCAGTTCTTATTAAAACATAATCTTCCTCATCATATGGTAAGAATGTTTCTGCTGCACTTCCGCTACTAATAGTTCCTGTAGAATTATCAGTTATATCAACATCAAACTGTTTCCTAATTGTAATATGAGAATCTGTTAAATCTACATTTGAAACATTCCTTTTAGGTAATTTAGTATATAAAGAGTTATCTGTAGAAGATTGGAATTGGGAAGTTAATATTCTAAAATTAGAAGGATTAATTTCTCCAGAAGTAGCATCACCAGCTATTATTGTAGGAAGACCTCCTTCACAAATACCAGAAACTGTACTAACCCCAGATATAGTTAAAGAATTTTGAGAAACACTTTCTATTTTAGCATAGGAAACAGTACTTTTTCCTGGATTAGTATATTCTACAATATTACCTACAGTAGCAATTCCTATAAAGAATTTACTCTTATCAGTACTTGTAACTGTAGAAATTCCTAAAGAAGCTCCTGAAGTAGTAGCAGCACTAACGTTAACTTCCCCTATATGAGAAAGCACAGTTTGTTTTACATCAGCATTAAATGTACTAGCTGTACTTACTGTTCCATGAACTGACTTAATATCACTAGTAGTATATGAAGTAGAACCTACTGAAATATTTCCACTTTCTATTCCATTAAAAATTAATTGCTCACCAGTAACAAATGTACCTTTAGTATTATAAGCAGTAACAGCAGTACCAGTAGCATTAAATCTTAGGTATCCTGTAGCACCACTAGATTTTCCTTTAATATGAGTAGGAACAACTAAAGCATTTACTGGATTAGTATTTAAAGTTATATTTGTATATGTCTGAATATCATATAAAGCAATATCCCACTCATTTTCAGCTGGAATAGAAGTATTATAAGATCCAGATTCTAATGCAAAATCGTATACACGTGCTAATCCAATTTCCTTACCAGCAGAAGTGGTTGCAGCAGCACCAATTCTAGAATCTCTTAGACTAACAGTATAATCAGTACCTATTCCTATTATAGGAGATCCAGAAACATTGTTTAAAGTAAAAGTAGGACCAGTAACATAGTTTATACTTTGATCCTTTAAAAGCTTTGTAGTTCTTGGTTTTTGAAAATCTAAAAATGTAGGAACTATAGATTCTACTTCAAATCCTTCAACATACGCTTTTCCTGGAGATAACTTATAAGTTCCTAAATCATCACTGGGAGTATTATTGTTATAAGTTTTTTGTTCAGCATTAAAAATACCATTATTTCCTTCATAATCATTTAAAGTATTTTTGGCAGTAAGTGAAAATGGTTTAGTATAATAATTACCAGACTCATCAAAAGTTCTTCTTGCAAATTCATTTGCTAATTCATTATAAACAGTACTATCAGGACGTACATAAATTAATTGACCATTCCTAACTTCCATCAATTCTATAAAATTAGATGGTTTAGGATCTTGAGGAGATATTGATATTAATTGAACACCTATTGCCAATCTATCAGCACCAGGCGCAGTATAATTACTATAACCCGCAGCATTATCTGTTAATGATTCATCTAAATCAGAAGTAACAATAGTTTCTCTAACTCTTAGTCCAATTTTATAACTAACATTAGAAGTATAAGGATCTAGTACTATAGTTTGTTCTGAAACATCTACAAAATATCCTCTTACAAAATATATACCACCAGATAATACAGCAGCAGATCCAGTAAATGCACATAGACCATCAAATACTTGAGCTACAGGTTCTCCTGGTTGGAAAGATGTGCCATCTGCTGTAGTTACTACATTATTATCTAATAATAAACTTTCACCACTAGAAAATACTGTATTATCTTCTCCTCCAGTATTTAAATATGTAATGAATAAAACATACCAATCAGTACCTAAAGATTTGCTAATAAATGATTTTATTTTAGCTTTTACTCCAGATTGGCTACCAATTACTACTTGACCTAGTAATCTGTTAATATAAGAATCTACATCTATCCCTTCATTAGAAACTTGAATTCTAACAGAAGTATAAGCTCCATTATATCTAATTCCTCCTCCAGTTACAGAAGATCCATCTTTAAAAACATGACTTCCAAATTTTTCAATCTGATCCTGAAGGATTGATTGAATACCAGTTAATTCCCTAGCTTGAACTGGCAATCCAGGTTTAAATAGTATTTTGCAATAATTATCAGTTCTATCAAAATCGTCAAAATAAGGAGCGACGTTTAGATTGGTTTCCTGTGGCATGATTCTTTAGAATTGCAAAATGACTTTGATATCTTCTCTTTGGTTAGCAGACCTAGTAATAGAAGGTCTGTTATCAACATAAATTATATTTCCAGAGTACTTCTTAACTTCAGGATTAGAAACTCCTTGTGTAAAACTCTGTCCAAGGTAATATGTTCTATTATTTATTACTGTACTTATACCAGGACTAGATGATGTTCCAAAGTTGGTATCTATTCCCAAAGTACCTTCATTACTAGCTATATTAACATTTCCTCCAGTAGTAGGATTTGCTGTAAATGAATGTAATGAATATCCATAAGTAGGATCAGTTTTTAAAGATCCATCAGTATTAAATCCAACCAAACTCTTATCCTGCCAATACTTAAGAACTCCTGTTGTTTTATCATAGGATACTACTCTACCAACTGCAGTAGAACCAACTCCAACAGTTTGAGTAACCTGACCATCTAAATCAAAAGTAGCAGTAGTGTAACCTGCTCCAATCAACTTTAAAGCGTAAAGTGAACTAGCTTTAGATAAAGTTAAATTAGAAGTTGAATCATATGCTTGAGGATTTTCTACAATTCCAATTCTAGCAATTTGGTTTCCTGTGATAAAATCAGGGTTTTCTGTATCATTTTCAATCTTAGAATATACTAAAACATTAGTAGCTCCCAATTCCCTATAAATGTCAGATCCATGTCCACCTTGAGGTGGAACAATAACATTAAAAACAGGTGTTGTAGTACCAGTAGGAACTCCTCCAGTAGCTAAATCTACAGTACCATAGGTATACCCAGATCCACCTTTTGCAATATTAATAGATTCTACTTTAGCATCATTATTAATAACTATAGTTGCTTCTGCTCCAGATCCATCACCAGCAACAGGAACACCAGTATAGGTTCTATTAGCAGTTCCTATACCAGCTCCCCTATTAATAATAGTAGCAATTTTTAATTGCCCACTAGTAGAAGCATTATCTCTTACAGCAGCATTATTTGTACTAGTGTCCCAATCACTTGGAACAGGCATAAAATTAGTTGAATCAAATTTTGCTATATCACTTGGTTTAATAGTATAAAGATATTTCCATACATAACCATCTCCACTATCTCCTGCAGATCTAGGTTCTAAATCAGTAAAAGTAGGTTGGTCTAGTGAAGGTCTTCCTGTGGTATTTTCTGGGTCTGTTCCATTTTGAAGACAAATATAAACCTTATAATCTTCATTTACCACAAAGTATTTTGCAGAATATAAATTAGTTGCCCCAGAAGGCTTTGCTGTATTTGTTCTACTAATATCCCCTCTATACATGTCATAAGTTATACCAGAAGTCCAGGTATTCTTACTAACCACTCTACGCACATCAGAAGTTGTAATCTTCTTAAGTGCTA